ACGTCGGGGAAGCCGGGGATGTAGTCCTGCACCTGCGTGCCGTTGCGGAACTCCACCTGCAGGTTGCTGAAGTTCAGCGACCCGTCCGCGTTCGCAATCGGCGTGCGGTTGAGGAACACGCAGGACAGCGGGTTCTCCTGGTCATCGGGGCCGATGATTTCACCTTCGCCAACCATGTCCAGGATGCGCGCGTAGGCAACGCTCCGCAGGCTGTCCGGCGATTCGATTGGTGTGCGTGCGCCACCGCCGCCGCCGCCTGCACCACGGATCACTGCGCTCATGCTTCCACTTCCCATGCGTAGCCCCAGGGGGTTGCACCACCACCGCCGCCACCGCCGCCATTGGCGGGGACATAGGCTTGATCCTTCGCGATGATGCCGGCCGACAGCACTGCGCTGCCGGTGAACATCCGGCCGTAACACACCTGCACGGGGTTGCCCTGCGCTTGCGTGTTGATCGGCCCGTTGAAATTCTTGCTGGGCGTGTTCTCGGGACGGTCGCCCGGCCCTTGCGTTTTGGGCAATGGCGTCAACAGCTGCGTGACGCCACCGACCACCATGCCCCAGCCCAAGTTGACCAACCAAGGCTGACCGAAGTACGTGCCGGCAACGATCAACACCGCACCGAAGATGACTTGGAACCAGCCGCCATCCTTCGCACCACGCAGCGTCGGCAGCAGACGAATCTCATCGTCGCCAACCGGGTGTGCAAGCTGTTCGGCGCTCAGGCTCTTCCTGCCGTAGAACACGCCGAACGCCATGCCGTTGTCTTTCGCGTTGATGAGGAAGTGGTCGAAGCCTGCGATGAGCGTGCCCAGCGCGTGGATCGCTTCCGCAGCACTGCCCACGGCCAACCGATGTACTCGGCCGAACTTGGACCCCAGCACGCCTCCCAGGCGGATCGTGCGCAGTTGGTTGCTCATCGGGCATCCTTGTGGCGTTGGATGGACACGGTGCATTCCTGCCAATACTGGCTGTACAGGTCGCGGCTGGACAGCCGGCGCTCTACGTGGTGCAGGATCATGCTCTCGCCAATGTACACGGCCCCGTGGTTGGGCGTGCTGGAGCGTATCTGCATGAGGATCATGTCGCCCACTTGCGGCTGGCCGCTGATCGTGCTGAAGCCGTTGGCCTGCAGGTTGTCGGTGTAAAGCGACTGGCCGTTGCGCCACCACCCGTCCTGCCGCTCGCCGAACTCAGGAAGCGCGATGCCCAGGTTGGTGCGGTAGTAGTCGCGGATGAGCGCGTAGCAGTCCAACACGCCATGCACGTAGGGCCTCCCGATCAACGGGGCCTCGTAACCCTCGGGCTCATGCACGGTCATTTCGCACGCACCGTCCTCGCCGATGCCGACCACGCACCAGGGAATCTCGCCGGCAGCGCACTGCACCTTGTCGGCCATGCTCAGCTTGGACGTACCGTTCGGATGCGAGTGGACCACCATCATCACTTCGCCTTGCTCTTCCGCATCGAAGTGGTCCATCGGGTCGATGGTGAACTGCTGCAACGGCGATGTCGCGATGTTGCGACAGGACACGTAACGCTCCCGGCCGCGCACGACGGTGACCAGTCCACACGCCTCATGCGGGTACATCGCACGGGCGTGGTCGATGATGTCGGTTTGGGTTGTTGCTTCCATTAGGTTCGCACCAGTCCAGCGGCGGGGAATCCGCCAAAGTTGAGGACGCCATCGGGCCACAGCCGCAGCCTGCATGACTGCAGACGATGCCCACAGCGGTCGAGCGCGGGATCGCTTGTCGGTTCGTCGGTGATCGTTGCCACGGGCGGGCCGGTGTACTCACAGCCGTCGCCTCGATACTGGAAGGGGCACTGGTTCGCCAGCACCAACCGGCCCGGCAATTCCTGCCCCTGGAAGTCGAGCGCCGACGACAGTTCGAACTCCACGGCTTCGCGCGCTTCCATCGACTTGCGTTCGATGAACCAAATCTCCGGCTGGTATTCCTCCAGCGGGTTGGCTTCGGGCGCACCGTCCAGGTAGCGAGCGAACGTGCGCTTGCGGGTCAGCACCGCGCCGACCAAATCCTCGTAGGTCAGACACAGTGCTGAGATATTTCCGTTGAGGTTGGCGACCGCCAGCGTCGGGGAAGGCTGCTGGTCGCTCGTGCGCGCGAATCCTCGGGCCTCCAGCGGGTACGGGCTGTAGGTCACGCCCTGGAAGACGATAGGGCCGTCGTTGTGCCCGTGGAAGTACAGGATCGTGCCGCCCAGCATGGTGAAGTCGAGCTTGTACAGCGTGACCAGCGGGCCGGGGTCCAGGCGTTGGATGTCGGTGGTGATGCTCATGGGGCGTAGTACCGTTCAAATTCCATCGTGACCGTGAAGTACGCCCCGCCCTGGTCGCTCGCGCGGTAGCCAAGGCATGTCCACAGCGTGCGCACATCCTCCAGCGGTGGCTTCCACAGGAACGGGATCGCACCACCGTGCAAGTCCAGGAACGCAATGCACGCCTTCATTTCGTTGCGGTAGCCGCTGACGCTGACGTTGAACTTCTGCGTCTTGTTGTTGATGCCCAGCTTGACGGACTGGCGGTAGCCATCGCCGAACTGCGACCGCGACACCGTGTAGTCGCCGCCGCCGCTGGTATCGACCAACGCACGCCATGTGAAGATTTCGCTCATGAGGCTCGCACTCCCGCCTTCCACAGCTGACCATTGGGCCGCATCGCGCGGTTGACTTCCTGCTGCGCAACGCTGCGCATGCGCTCGGTGAACCCGTGCAGCGCGTCATCGCTTTCGCCACCCGACTTCTCTTCGCTGCTGCTGCCATCCTTGTTGATGGTGGTGTTGATGCTGATGTTCACCTGCGACCCGCCACCAGCACCATGCGCGCTGACGCCCAGCTTGCCGTCAGGACCACGCTCCAGCGGGAAGATACCTTCCGGCCCCGCCTCGCCCATCACGTTGCCGCCCTTGGCAAAGAACGTCGGCTTGTCCACCACCGTGCCGCTGTAAGCACTCAGGGTCGGCGAGTTGTTGAAGGCGTTGCCCTTAGCGTTTGTGCTGATGCCCTGGAAGAGCGAGCCCAGCGAACCGGAGTCGCCGTTCATGCTGCCACTGCCACCACCGGTCCAGCCGCCCAGGAACATTTGCACGAACTGCATGATTGCTTTTTTCATGAAGAACGCGGTGATTTCCTTGCCCATGTCGATGAGCAATTCGCGGACGATATTCTCGCCCGTCGTCGCCCAGGTGGTCATGGCGTTGACGGAACCATCCAGGACGTTGTTGGTGATCGCTGCCGTCTGCGATGCCACGTCAGCCGTCTTGTCCATCCAGTTCGCCACGCCAGTGGCAACACCGTTGAGCCAATCGGCCTGCGCGCGATCCATGTCGGCGAAGCCCTGCTGCGTGATGCGCACGCGCTCATCGGTGTAATCCTGCAGCAACGCCAGCTTTTCGTCGTAGACGGACTTGTCGTTGTTGTCGGCGAACTCACGCGCCAGTTCGCGTTCCTTGTCCGCAGTCTCGGCAATGATGTCGGCGATCTTCGACCGGCGTGCGGCTTCCCGCTCACTGAGCATGATGCCGGCGACCGCAGCGGCAGCACTGCGGCGCGCTGCATCGTTGGCGGTGTCGAGCGATTCTGCGTATGCGTCAACACTGCGCTTGCGCTTGGCCGACACATCAGCTTCCTGGATGCCCAGGATGATGAGTTGGGTTGCACCGTCCGCGCGCACCTTCGCCAGCTGCGCTTCCAGCTGACCGATTTGCTTCAGCGTGTTGACGGAATCCTTGCCGGCGACGTTGCGCGACTTCAGGTACGCGATTTGCTCTTCGATGGCACCGGCTTCGGCACTGACGCCCTCGCTGGTGATCGCGCGCTGCTGACGGTAGTAGTCCTCCACGGTGACGAGTCGCGCGCTGTACTGCGCCTGCAGCAGGCGACCGGAGTTGGCAAGCGCGTTCTGTTCTTCGCTCAGCGCATCCTTGATAGCCTGCAGCGCCGCACCGGACTCAGCGTTCGCCAGCGAGCGTGCAGCGCCCGTGCCGGTCTTCCGGTCTTTCGGCAGACTGGCCTCGTAGGACTTGCGCGATGCAGCCACCTGCGCGTTGATTTGCTCGGTGGTCCACTGTGCCGCCTTGCCCAGGTTGCGGATGCGAGTCTCTTCCGCCGTCTGACGCTCAGCTGCGCTCTTATTGGCGTCAACGATGGACTGCAGCTGACGCACTGCCTCCACGTTGAGCGGCTTGTCGGCAGCGGGCTTCGGCAGCGCACTGGCAGCGGGGAACAACGCCTGCTGCATGCCGAACATGCCGCCGACACCGCCTTGCTTGAACGACGCCCACAGGTTGCTGAGCGTGCCGGCCGCTTCCTTCGCGTCGCGATCCAGGTCGGCGAAGTACGTGACGGCTGCATCCCACGCCTCGCCAGTGTTCTCTTTGATGGAGAACCACGCGCCGCTGACGAGCCCCAGGCTTTCGACCACCTGCGCTGTGCGTTCGATTTGCGCGGTCGCGCGTGCCTCGGTGGCGGCAGCTGCAGCCGCTTCGATCTGACCGGATTCCTGCAGCGCACGCACGCGCTCATAGATGCTGCTGGTCAGGAAGCCTTCGGCCTCGCCATACTTCAGCAACGCCGACACAGGATCGCGCCCGAACTCAGCGTACTCAGCGATGGTGTCCTTCATCGCCTTGCCGGTCACGTCTTCCATGCGTGCAGCAGCCTGGGCGACCAACTCCAGTTGCCCCGCAGCGACCTTGCCGGTGGCGACCAGCTGCGCGAGCGCGTCCGCACCCTGGCGACCGGTGATGCCCTGCACGGCGTCGAGCCGCGTGGTCATCGCCGCCAAGTCGTCAGCCGTCAACCGACCCTGCTGGCCGGTCATGATGAGCGAGCGGTTGAATGCGTTCTGGCGACCTTCCGCCTGCAGGTACGCGAGCGACACGATGCCCACGGCTCCGGCGAGCAACGTGTACGGGTTGACCAACCCCATGATCGCGCCGCCCAGCGCGCGTGCGGCCGGCACCACGCCGCCGAACACGTCCTTCAACTGACCACCCTGCTGGAGCAACACGGTCAATGGGTTCTGCCCGCCCTGGAGCGACACGAAAATGTCGGTAACCTGGGCGGGCACTTGACGCAGCGCGGCCGACTGCTGTTTCGCAGTCAGACCGTACTCGTTCATGAGGTTGATGGATTTCTGCTGGACGGTGTGCCCAGCCCTCATCTGCTGGTTCTTCAGCTGTTCGGCGGAAGAGAACGCTGCCACCGCATCACGCATGCGGTTGACGCGATCACCGTACTGGCCGCTGTATTCGCCGCTGCTGCGGACAGCGCGTTCGAACGTGCGCTGGGATGCAGCCTGCTGGTCGATGGCCTTCGCTGCTGCACGGGCAGCTGCCGCATCGCGGATCAACTGCTGTTCGCGTGCAGCACTTTGGATTTCGGAGAACGCAGCACGGGCCTTCGCCTGCATGGCGGTCCACGAATCGCTGAGTTCCTTGTTGACTTGCACGGTGGCCGCTTCGGACGCGCGGATCGCATCCATCTTCGCCGCGACTTCCACCAGCACTTTCGTGTCAACGCCATTCCACTGCGCGCGCAGCAGCTTGGCTTCGTCGGCGCTCTTGCCGATGAGTTCAACGTAACGGGCGAGCGACGTGGCAGCGCCGCGTGCCTTCAGGGTGGACTCGTTGAACGCCGACGCCGTTGCGGTCGCCAGCGATGTGACTTGGTTCTTCGACTGCGCGATGGTCGCAGTGAAGTCACTTGCGTCCATAGCGAGGACGATTTTTGCAGTACCTACACTATCTGCCATTGCCGATACTCCCCGCTATGATTTGTGAATCCACTTCAGCGCCTCGGTTTCGATCATTCGCAGCTGCATCACCATCCTGTCGTACTGAGATTCCTCCACGCGCTTGCGGTCAAGTTCGTGGAGGAAGATTGCGAAGTCGAGTGCGACTGGTCCGTTTGCTGCCATCCGCCATTGCGTCGAGTATTGACGATATAGCTCCAGCACGTCCCAATTCTCTTCCCAAACCTCAATCGTTTCCTCAGTGAAGTCGGTGACGAAGTACGACGTTCCAACCAGTTCTTCGGGCGATGGCGCGCGCCAATAAATGTTCGCCACCGCCGCTTTCAGTTTTTTACGAGTTCGACCCGACGCGCCTTGTGGAACCCGAAGAACATGGCTTCGATCATGCCGGGACGATCACGCTCCAGTTCCTTCAGCCCGTCGTGCGTCAACGGGTATTCCATGTCGGCCGACTTCACGACGTACAGCAGCGTTTCGCGGTTGGCGAACTGCGCGTCCACGGTGGTGTCGGCCATTGCCTTTTCCAGGACGGCTTCGATTCCTTCCTGCGTGCGGTTGTGGTACGTCACGTCGAGCGTGATGGACTCGCCCTGGCCGTTGATCGTGAGGGTGGTTGCCAAGGTGTCGGGGGTTTTGCGGGTCAGCATGTTCGTCAACTCCAGTGGATGG